GGGTTGCTGGGCGTTACGGAAAGGGGGTTGCGGTTCGACTGGAGCAGGGCGGCCGGGAAATGGGGAGAGGAGGTGGGGCGGCAGAAGGTGGCGGAGGCCAGGGGAATGATGGATAAGGTTGGGGCGGAAATTATGGAGTATGTCAGGCAGGCGGAAAGGGGGTTGAGGGAAATTGGGTTCGTGGTGACGCTGGCAGAGATGAGTGATGTGGTGGAGTGAAATTACAATTTTCAGGGATTACCTATTGATTATTTATTAGATAAACTATATAATATATTTTGGAGTAGTTTTGTTATCAGAAAGGATGTGAGAATATGGGTATTGTTACAGTAAAGGAGGCAGCTGGACAGTACAAAGTTTGCCATGCGACAGTATTAAACTGGATTAAAAAGGGACTTCCGGCTACCAAAATAGGAAAAGTGATACGAATTGATGAGGACGACCTGAAAAAATTCATTGCTGCCCAGAATACCGGGAATAGGTCTGTCCAGATAGGCGGGGATGCCGAAAGGAGTGGTCAATAAAAATGGGAATACCGGGAACTCAATTGCAAATCTTTAATAATCCTGAATTTGGCGCAGTGAGGCGCATTGAAATTGACGGCAAATTGTATGTAGTTGGGATTGATGTTGCCAGGGCATTAGAATATGCCAACCCCAGCAAAGCTATCCTGGATCATTGCAAAGGGGTTTCCAAGTTGGGAATACCTTCGGAGGGTGGAATACAGGAAACCAATATTATTCCCATTGGAGATATTTACCGTTTGATAGTCAAGGCCGCCGACCAAAGTAAAAATCCAGAAATAAGGACCAAGGCAGAAAGGTTTGAGAAATGGATTTTTGATGAAGTGATTCCGATTGTTGTTGAGACAGGAAAATATGAAGCCAGTCCCGCATTTCAAGACGAACACCTGCGCATGATGGATAAGCTAATAAAAGAAAACGATGCCTCTATTATGGGCAAAGGCGACCGGGCAGCATTCTTTAGGCTTCTTGGGAATCTTGCCAAAGCATCCGGCGGCGTTTCCTCCAGGAACCAAAAATTATTACTTCGCCCCGGAGAAAATTATCTCCCCAGCAGCGAAATTTCCCCCGGCGACATGCTTATTAAATTGCTACGCCATGCCGAACCAATGCTTACATTCCAACCCCGGTATGCCGGCACAGGATCAGATAATATATGGCTCAGACCCGGAGAGACAGAAAGAGGATATACCTTCACCCTGGAAGAGGCGGCAAAATACGCCGATGAACCGATCCAACTTCAACCCACACTATTCTCAAAGGAGGAAATAGAATCATGTCAAGCCAGCAAAATAACGAAATAATAACCTTTGAACTCAACCCCCGCTTCCTGTCTGCTCCCCTCAAGGTGGCGCAGCAGGCAACTTCCGCCCGTTCCACCATCCCCGTTCTGGACGGCGTATTATTCAACCTTCACCCTGATACCGGCCTCACCCTGACCGGTACAGATCTGGAGCAGTGGATAACGGTTCATGTTTCCGGGGGAGATAATGCGGTCCGCCAAGTAATAAACCCTGTTTCTTTTGTCCTTCCCAGGAAGGCCATCGCCGCCATAAACCTGCTGCCGGAAGGACCGGCCACCTTTGAATTTAACCCTGACCGCCTCAATCTAAAAATTTCATACGGCCCCGGCGGGAAAAACACTCAGACCCACCAGCTCTATTCCGCCCTGGACTACCCGCAGCTGCCGGCCGTGGAAGGCAGCCCCTTTCTTCTCCAGGCCGACCTGCGCCGGGTGAGTTTCGCGGCGGCCAGCGACACGACCCGCCCGGTTTTTAACGGTGTGTATCTGGACATGGGGGGAGAAGGAAGCAAAAACAAAAAAGCCGTGGCCACGGATACTTTCAGGCTTGCTATTATGGACATTGACGACCGGGAGGGTTCAGGGACAGGGAACGCATATCCACAGGGAGTAACCATACCAAGCGTAATAATCCCCCTCCGGGCGGTAAATTATATATCCGGCATGGCAAAGCCGGCAATAACCATCAGCCAGGACAAAACCTTACTGAAAGCCGTTTCCGGCGACACGGTATTAATAACCAGGCTTGTCCCGGGCAGGTATCCGAATTACGAGCAAATTCTAAATCAGGTTGGCGGCGCCGGCCTGGTGGTGGAGTTTTCGGCGGCAGAAATGCAGGGGGCGCTGGCCAGAATAAGCATGGTAGTCGCCGACAATAAGGATGAGCCGTGGGCCAGGTTCAGATTTACGGAAAACTGCATTATTGTTTCCGGGGCTTCGGCGGCCGGCCAGGCGGAAGAAGAAATAGAGTGCCGGGTAGTTAAAGGGGAGATTGAGGCCGGCGGAAGCAGGGAAGCAAAATTCGCCCCCCGGCTCGTCCTGGATGCGTTGAAGCAGGCGGAAAGCGAGAGAGTAGCGTGGGAGCTGACCGGGGCGAATACACCGAGCGTGATCCGGGGGGTAAGTGAATCAGGTGATGGTGTTGATGGTTGGCTGTGTGTGGTGGTGCCGTGGAGGGGTTTGGAAAAATAATTAAAAAATATTCCAGGGTGGATAGTTAATAATACAATTTAATATTGATTATTGTTAAATATCTAATTATAATATAAACTGGGTAAATATTGGCAGGTGGTATATATGGATAAAAATATAAACCATGAATTAGTTTCAATCGAAGAAATGATGAAAAAATTCATGGTGTCGAAGACGACTATCTTTACCTGGATTAGAAAGAACGGACTTCCTTCTATAAAACTGGGGGGAACTCTCAGGTTTGACCCCCGGGAAGTAGAGGAATGGGTAAACCAGAATCGCAGGGGGAGGCACAAAGAAGATTGGAAGTGGGATTAGTCTGCCCTGAAAGGCGGGGATAACGAAAACAGGGAGTGAATTTTAGTGGATACCGAAAACAAAACCATAATCCAATTCACGGTCTACGGTGAACCAGTGGCCCAGGGGCGCCCCAGGGCGACGACATTCGGCGGCCATGTCAGGCTATATGACCCTAAAAAGTCCAGTGACTTTAAAGACTATGTGCGCTTGGTGGCATCTGAACATGCCCCGGAAAGGCTTATAGAGGGGCCGGTGACTGTAGTGATGCGGTTTTTTAAACCCATTCCTACATCATTCGGCAAGAGAAAAGCGGCAATGGCAGAGGCGGGGATGATCAGGCCGACCAACAAACCAGATCTGGACAACTTCATAAAAAGCATAAAGGATTCTTTAAGTGGAATTATTTGGAAAGATGACAGCCAAATAGTTGATATACAAGCCGGTAAATGGTACGGCGGTCGCCCCCGGGTTGAAATAGCCATCCAGGAAATAAAAGAGGTGCAGCAGACATGACCGGACTTATCCATGTCCCCGTCTGGCTATACTCCGTATCCCTGGCGGTGGCCGCCGGTGTCGGGTGGTTTTGCGGTTATATTGTTGGGCGGGATATAAAGGGGATAATGGAGCGGCCGGCGGAATACGGCAGCGCAAATACAAATAAACCGGAATCCAGTCACAAGGAGGGAAAACACAGGGATGGAAAACACGATGAAAATTTTAGCGGAGAACCTATCGAACCAGCAGGGCCGGAACCAAGAACAGGGCCAATGCTGTTTGAGCGGAGAAGTGAGCGGAGAAGTGAGCAGAGAAACAAGCGGAGAGGTAAACATAAATAATCATTCCGCCCCTGAAAATCCAGAACAGGAAACACCTAAACCGCTCCCCCGCCGCTCCCTCCTGGAGAGGAACATTTCATATATTGAAAAACTGCTCTATGCCCACCCGGGCACAAACATGGCTATCAGGAATTTGCGGGCGCAGATCAGGGAAATAGACAATGAAATGGTCAGGTCCGGGGTAGCTAATTACAATATCGGCTTCGGGGGCAGTGTCAGCACGGGGGATGTAACTGTAATGTCCCGGCCAGAGGGTGATGTTGAGCGGAGATTGCGGCATAAAGGCCGGCTGCAGGACAAAATAAATAAGCTCCAGGCCCGGTATGAGGCTATCAGGGAAGCGGTAAACGCGCTGGGCGGGAAGCATGAACGGATCATCAGGGTGAAATATTTCCAGGCATGGGAGCGGCACAATCCCCAGGGGAGAATATGGAAAGAACTGGGGATGCGGAAGGAGAATTATGAGCGGTGGTGTCGGGAGGCTGTGGAGCATATTGGGCGGTGGATTGGCGAGTGGAAGGACCCGGGGGTTAAAAAGGCGGAGGTAGAGACTGAAGGGGAATTAGGGTATAAAGCAGGGGATAAGCCTGCCTTGAAGGGCGGGGATATCGAAAAATAATCACCTCTGAACTGCAATACCGAAAAATATAAAGGAGATAAACCCATGAAAATAGGCCTTGTTTCCTGTGGCAAGAAAAAGCTTTTATATCCAGCGCCGGCCAGAGAGTTATATCAGGGAGACTTGTTCAAGAAAGCTTCCCGGTATGCTCAGGGCAATTACGACTACTGGTTTATTCTTAGTGCCCTGCATGGATTAGTGGCTCCCGATACAGCACTTGAGCCTTACGATGTAACCCTGAATGATGCCAGTGCCAAAGAAAGGAGGGTCTGGGCCAGTAGAGTATATGACCAAATTTGTGAGCTAGGCCTCCAGAATGAACAGTTTTACGTTCACGCCGGGGACATGTATCAAGGGGTATGTAAATACCTGCAAAACTGCATGTTTCCAGTTTCCGGTTTGGGTATAGGCCAGCAATTGAGGTGGTACAAAGAGCGAGGATATTAGGGGGGGCACTAAATTGAAAGTCTATTTCGGCGGCGTTGAGCGTCCAAGCAATTTACATACCCTGGCCCGGGCCGGCGGCCACCGAATCATGCTCTCCTTTGCCGAACCACCCACGGAAAACTGCTGGAAGATTATCAGGGAATATAGATTTGAAATATTGCTTGATAGTGGAGCGTTTTCAGCCTGGAAAAGGGGGTTAAGGATCGAATTAAGTGATTACATGGACTATATTCAAAAATACCACATAAATAAATATTTCAATTTGGATGTGGTAGGCAACCCGGAAGCAACGGCCAAAAATCAAATAATTATGGAGGCGGCTGGATTCAACCCAATACCGGTTTTTCATTACGGTGAGCCATGGGAGTTATTGGATCAATTAGTTGCGAAGTACCCTTTAATAGGTTTAGGGGGAACGGTTGGCTTGCCACTGAGGGAAAAAGAATATTGGTTTCGGTGCGTATTTACTAGGCACCCAGAAGGAAATTTTCATGGCCTCGGATTTGCCAATGAAAAACTACTTAAACAGTTTCCGTTTGCCTCTACTGATTCTGTATGGTGGATATATAAATTCAGGGATAAACAAAAGAAATTTGCTTCCGGGGAAGACAGAAAATCGGAGCAAGCAGCCAGAGTTAAACATTTATTGCGCTTGGAACAAACCAATACTTTATATCAGAGCGTATTATTTATGTAAAATTGGAGGTTAAAATCATGTACTCTGAATACTTAGGCCCCGGCTACCATGACGCAATAAGAACCCTTCTCCGAGTAAATAAAGACCTCCTCCCAGACCGGATAATAGACGCCGATCTCAATATCGGCGCCATGCGGCAGATACTTCAAAACAGGCTGGGGATAAAGTATCAACTCGGCCAAGTCCATTTTGATAATGAGGAAAATTTTGGCCTACTCCAAGAGGCGGCCAAATATCTGCTGGCCGGGATACTGTGTTCGGCATTGAGGAGTAGAACCGCGGTACCGCCGTTTGTGAAGTATTAAAGGAACTGGGCCAAGAAGCAGCAGAGGATGATGGAACGGTATGAACGGTTGGTGCGGGAGATTGAGAGAAGGATAAAAGTGGGAGGGTTGAATTAATGGATAAGCAAGCTATAAATAAAAACGTGTTGCACTGCGAATTAACCCCACTACAGGAGGAATATTTACCGGCCATCGAGTGGCTTGTCAATGTTGACTCATACCGGGCACAGGGACGCACATATACTATGGCCGTGGCATTTATTAAAGTCGCCATGAAAAGGCCAGGGGTCAATGGGAGTAACAAACAAAACACTTGGACTTATATAATAAAACAGGGGGTAAATTAACCCCCTGTTTTACGCTTCAATACCACTCCTGTTTCTAATTTTTTCAGCTAATGCGGCAGGTCTTACATGAAGATATATACAAGTTGTTTTTAAATCCGCATGACCTGCCATTAATTGTATATCTGATAAGTTAAATTTTTCCTCCAGAAGCTCAGTAAAGCATGTATGCCGCCATGTGTGCGGGTGTATGGGTTTCCTTGTTTTCCCGTCCTGGATATATACCCCCGCTTCCTTTGATAATCTATAGCACAGGTCACGGACATATCGATCATCAAGTTTAGTGTCTTGCAGGGTCGGAAAGAAATAATCCGTCCCTGGCGGCCGCTTTTCCGTCCACCTTTTGCACCAAGAGATTGTTTCCGGGTCCATGGGCACGGTGCGGTCTTTCCCCCCTTTGCCCTGCTGGACGAATATAAAACCCTGGGCGGTGTCCACGTCTTTCAGGGTGAGGTTGCAAGCCTCCGATACCCGGAGGCCGCAGCGGTAAAGGACCTGAAGCAGGGTCCGGTTTCTGAGGCCGATCCGCGTCTTTACGTTCGGGAGGGCCAGGATCGCCCTGGCTTCCTCCCGGGAGATGACTTTTGGCAGGCGCTGGGGTTTGCGTTTGCCTTTTTCTTTGCTGGTTTTGGGCATGATTTTTTCCTCCTTAATTTTGCCTGGTGCTGGGATAAGGCTCCCGGCGGGCCGTGGGATTAGATAGTCATATAGTGATAATACCCCCACAATCTCATTAGCGCCGCTACTGCAATTTCATAGCTTATAGAGTTTTCGCAAAAATTGATGCAATATCAAAATCGAATTGGGTCATTTTTCTGGATCGCTCCTTTCTCCCGGCTATCGGGCCGGGGCCGTGGTTTTTTGGTTTTTTTAAAAAGTTTTCGGTATTCTATTTTACCATAAAATTTACCATAAAACGGGATTTGCCGGGAAAAAACCCCCTCTCGGCCAAGGGGTGAAGGGAATCAGGCCGCCGCCTGACCCCCCCTTCAATTTCCGCCGCCGTCTCAAGTATCAACTCCAGGCATTTTTCCACGTCGGCCAGGACCCCTAACATTCCGCGCAAGGCTTGTTCCGGGTCTCTGCCGGGGACTAAGAAATAAACGGGACAATGTAATCCTTGTTGTCCTCCAGCCAATTCACCAGTTGTCCAATCGTCAATTCCTCAATAGAATCCACTTCGCAGTGTTCGCAGATAATTTCTTCCAGTTTAGGCTGCTGCCCGGCAATTACCTGGCCGGCTAATATGCGCCATTCGGATATGGACAAGATGGAAACCCTTTCGTTCTCGGTCATAATGTGGATTCCTCCCTCGTCATAAAGTAACAGGTGCAACAGATTCCCAGCGACTCATAAACCAGTTTATCCGGGGCAGGTACTTCCTTCCCGCATTTGCCGCAGGAAGGAATTTTAATACTCACGTCCTCATAAAATACCGCCTCGTCGCCGCTGTCGATCCTGTCCCGGATTTCCTGCACCCTTTTAATAACCTCTTGGGCACTGATTTTCCGCACGTCCCCGCAATAAATCAACCAGTTACGGAAACCTCTTATTGTGGCGGTAAATTTGCGAATTGAACCGCCACTTACACTGCAACTTTCGGTTATTGTCGCCCCGGCTACCCATTTATGCCGGGCGAGGATTTGCCATTTTTTGGTCATGTGATCACCCTTTCCTCTTTTAAAATGCGACGAGGCCAGGAACCTTTGTTTTACTGACTCCTGGCCTCCGCGCCCGGCTTAACGCGGTTTAACGTCCCCGGGCGGACGGGATTATGATTTTTAGGGATCGTTTATTCCTCGCCCTCGCTATCGTCTTCCCCAATCCCAAATTCCATTTTTGCGGTAGCCCCCATTTTCTTGGGCCATTTAATTTCCTTCCGGGTGTCAAAATCTCCCTGGGCGACAACCTCCCAGCCGTATTCATGGTTGTCGTAGCTGTTATATATTGCCTGGGCATCGATGGGATCGCCCGTGGCGCCGTCGGTCTGGACCTCCCAATCTTCGACACTGCCATCCCGCATAAATGCGGCAATGTCCTCAGTCAGTGCGCCGGGGCGGTATTCGTAGCCGGTTGCGCCGTAGATTACTTTTTTATTCTCGCCGTCACCGCTCAAGATAAACAGCGCAAGGCCGCCGCCGTTGTCCTCAATGACCTGATACCAGAGACCGGTGTTTTTGCTTTTTTCAGTTTTTTCCATTTTTAAAAAACCTCCCGTTTTTTTGATTTATTTTACCATATTCAGTTTTTTAGGGGAGGGCGGATTTTTAAACCCCCTAAACCCTTGAGCGTAAGCCAGGGAAGGATGTTTCAATTTTAGCCCACCGGTGACGGCGCTTGGTGCGCCGTTTCGGCTGTTTCCGCTCTCCCCAGGCTCGCTCCTCGTTCGGCTGTTGCCTCCTCGGGTGGTTCCGGGGCCTTGGCCGGCTGGTGGCTTGCGCCGTCGTCGCCTGGCTTCGCTGGCTCCCGTACTGTGGCGGGTTCCTCTAGGTATTCGGTTGTCGCTGTGTCCTACCTTCTGGTACTATTGTACCATTGTACCTTTTACCTGTCAATAGAATACCGAAAACTTTTTTAAGATTTTTTGAAAATTTTTCGGGGCTAGAAAATACAAGGCCGGCAGTAGCTTTTAGCTACTGCCGGCCTCTTTGGGTGTATTGGTTTGGCCTGGTGGCGCCAGACCGTAGGTTTTTTGTAGGGCATCGAATATGATTTGATTGATAGGCTTGTTGAGTTTGGCGGATAGAATTTTTAGGTTTGTCCGGTAGGTGGCGTCAACGTCGAATACTATTCGGACGCGCTGGGTGTCGGCGGACACAGGATCATCTCCTTTCCAGGGTGGATGTTATGTTTTGTTTGTTATGCCTGTTATGTGACATTGTACCATGGTGTGTAGGCGGAAGGCAAGAGGATATGATTAGGGAGGGTATGATCAAGGTATCCCGAAAATAATTTTGTGGCGAGCGGGAATATCGAAAAAATGTATTTACAGGGAGGGAGTATTATTGTATATTATTATTATATTATGATATTATAGGGATAAGTATGTCCTGAAAAAGGTTAAGAAATGTATATTTATGCAGTGGAATGCATATTTATGCATAGGCAGAAATTGGGATTTGGTTGTGAAGCCAGGCATGACAAGACCTTCCATGAGAGGGTCTTTTTTAATGGGCAAATGGGTGGTGCATATTTATGCAAAAGAAGCAAAAGAACAAAGGGTGTGGTGGCGGTGTATCTGTCAATGCGCCCCTGGATGGATGCATAGATATGCGGGATGATTGCATAATTATGCATAAGGATGACGGGGATAGGGTTGATGTGTTGCCGCCATTGCCACCCCAGTTTGAAGGACAATTGCCGGCGAATGCTCATAGCGAGGATGAAATATTCGCGGCTCTGGATAGAGCTGCACAGAATGGAAATATTATGCAGACAGCCAGGGAGATGGGGATTAATAGGAATATACTCAGATCTTGGATTATGAAATACAAGGAAGAACTGGAAGCAATTACCGAAGTACAGAAGATAGAATTGGCGGGGCTGTTGGGGTGTCAAGTAAAAGAGCTTGTCGGGGCGATAAATAAGGCCAAAATCGAGGCCGCGTCCCTGAAGGACATCGGCATTGTGGCCGGCATTCTGGCTGACAAGTGGAAAGACTTGACAAACAAAGGTTCTGGCAAACAAGCGTTCTCAATGCGGATAGCCTGGCAAGACGGATCCGGGGCTGTCGAGCTTACGACTGGCGGGCAGGAGTAGCCATCGCCCCGGGATAGCCAGCCACATCGCCCCGGCTATTCTGCCCCGGGATGCGCACAATACCGCTTTTGCCCATTTTCGGTATTCTATTCATGCCGCCAGAGCGCCATTTTCGCTATATGCGTAGTGGTGCTTTTGTTTTGGCCCTGCGTGAGGTTTCATTTTCGCCGGGTCTGGAGGCCATGGGCGACAACAAGCCCTTACATCCATGGCTGCCCGTGGACGGAGGACCCGGAACGACCAGATATTCAGGCCCCGGCCAGATGGCGTCACGGCCCGGGCAAGCCTGGCCGCCCGACTCCTGGCCGGCCGCCGGCCACGCCGACCCCCTGGGGGGTGCCGGTTCGGGGCGCCAAGAGGCCCCCCGAACAGTTTTTCAAAACAAATTGCGCCCTTATTTCTCCCACAATTTCTATTTATTCCCTTAGAACGCCCTTCCTGCCGGCCTGGTCATTGCCGGAAAAGGCGCGGGGTTTTGGGGTTTGGGGATGTCCATGCCCCCGCCCACTCCCCTGTCTTTCATTCTCCCTGCGCCGCCTCCTCCCCGTCGAGCGCCCCGGCGGTGGTTTAAGGAAGGGCCTGGGCGCGGGTCTCGCCCTCCCGCGAAAAGGGGCGACTGAAATTAAGGGCCATATTATTTTCGGCCCATTAATTACAATACAACCAGGGACCCCGCCGGGCACCCCCCCCAATCCAACCCCCGGACAAACGGGGTCCCGCAGAATGCAATCCCTGGCGGCTAGGGTTTGCAGTGTTTATACCGGGGCACACGATACTAAGTGTTTAAAGCCGCTGAGTGTGCCCCCGCGAATGCAATCCGGGCAAGCGGTTGCAGGATAGATAACTTAGGGGCCGGAGTGACTTGCCACGCCCGGCCCCCGGCCGAATTACCTCCCCGTCTTAGCACTGCTACGGCGGGTAAATAATCGGGACGCTGGGTTATATATACTCAGCGTCCCCGCGCGAAAATATCAACCGTATCTCTTTCTTTAATATGGGCGGTGATACCCAGTGTCCGATACTCAAAATAATAACAACATCACTGAAAAACGCCCCCGCGGCCGCCCCAGGACAATTAAACCCGCGCCCCAGGAAAAGGAAAAACCAGAGTCCCTGGCCGCCAAGAAAATCAAGAAATACGAGATGGATGTTGACGCCGCCGGCCGCCGCATCAAGAGGCGCACAGTGACCTGTCCGGACTGCGGCATTGATTTCATTCCGGTCAACATAAACCAGAAGAAGTGCAAAAAATGCATCCTGGAGGCGAACAAGAAGGCCCGGGCGGAGCTCATGGAGAGGGCCAGGCAAATGGCCCTGGTGCCCAAGGATGGACTCAACGAGGGCAAGAAAATATCCGACGCCCAGAAGATTGTCAAGGTCCGCTGCAAATTAGACAAAGACTTTCCCGGCGAGTGTCCCAATGGCGGGATATTTGAGTGCACCCTGGAAAAGTACCTCAAGGGGCTTAGTTTCTGCGACCGGGAATGCTGGAAAAAGCACAGCAAGCTGAAAAGCGGGAAGATCCAGAAAGAGCTTGAGAAGAAGCGCATGGAAAACCGGCCCGTGGAGGAGGTCAGGCTTGACTATCTTCCCCACGATGCGCAGCGACAGGTTCACGCTTCCCGGGCGAGGTTTAAAGTCCTGATCTGCGGGAGCCGTTTCGGCAAAGACCGCTGCAGCGTAGCGGAGTATATATTCCGCTTCGCCGAGATGCTTTCGGAAAACCGCCCCTCCACGCTGGTTCCCCGCGTCCACGGATTTATCATCGCTCCGACCTACCCCCTGGCGAACCAGATATGGCGGGAGATGAAGCACTTTTTCCCGCCGCAGTGGATTGTCGGGAAGCCGAACGAGGCGGAGAAGCGCATCGAGACCGTGGGGGACGGCCTGATTGAGGTTAAATCGGCAGACAACCCCGACTCCCTGGTATCCGTGGGTCTGGACATCGTGTTGTTGACCGAGGCCGCCAGGGTAAAGGATCTGGAATATACATGGGCGTATTTGCGGGGCCGTCTTGCCTCCCCGGGGCGGGGACCCGGCGGCAGGGGCGGCATAGCCCTTATCAACAGCACTCCAAAGGGGCGCACGTTCCTGTATCAAATGTACCAGTGGGGCCAGGACCCCAATTTCCCGGATTGGGAAAGCTGGCAGTTCCCCACGGTGAGCAATCCTTACATTGACCCCAAGGAGATCGAGGACGCCAGGCGGACCCTCCCGGAGAGGCTTTTCCGCCAGGAATTTCTCGGAGAGTTTTTGGACGACTCCGGGGAAGTTTTTGCCAACGTGGACGACGTTTCTGCCGGCGTCCCCCAGGAGCCGGTTCCGGGGATGGCGTATAAGGCGGCGTGGGACCCTGCCCAGAGGAACGACTATTCGGCGTTCGGCATAAGGAACGAGCGCGGGGAGCAGGTGGTATGCGAGCGGTGGACCGGCGTCCCTTGGACTGTGCAGCTGAACAGGGTGGAGACTTATTGCAAAAAATACAACTACGCCCCCCTGGACATAGACATGACCGGCATCGGAGAAACACTGCCCGAGGCGGCCATGCAGCGGGGCATACAGGCGACCGGACACTTCTTCACCAATGCGCTCAAAGGGCAAATGGTCAGCCACCTGGCTTTGCTGTTTGAAAATAGGGATGTTGTGTTAATAGACGACAAGGCCCAGAAAGAGGAACTGAAGGCTTATACTTACACTTATACCAAGACCGGGCAGATAAGTTACCACCATCCCCAGGGCGGGCATGACGACCTTGTGACCATGCTGTTGCTGCTGTACCGGGACTTCCATTCCGCGGCCCTGGAGCTGCCCTGGATGGGGTTGCTGGCCGGGGTTGTGAAGAAAAAGGCGGTTTAAGTTAAGTGGTTGATGGTTGAAGGTTGATGGTTGAGTAAAGAAATATTTGCGCGGCAAGGACTTCCTGGGTTGCTGGCGCCCGGAGTCCGTTCCCTCCGCCTCCCTGGGGAATGCCGCGCAATTAATTTTAAATTTAACAGGGAGGCTAATTTTATTTTTAGGGGAGGCAAAACAATGAAAATAGCGATTTTAATATCTTATCTATATCACAATGTTAAGGAAATTCATGGTAAAGATAGGATAATATGGGGCGGCGCTGAAAGGTATATGTTTGAACTGTGTAAATTGCTCAAAGAAGATAATCACGATGTGGTAGTCTACCAAAGCCTACCCCAAACCGTACGAGATGAGAACGGAGTTGCAAGAAAAGTCCATTGCGGCCAAGTCACAAAGGAATTTGCCGGGGCGCAGGTGGTTTGTTTGCCCGATACCGAGGACGGTTGGCAATACAGCACAAACCCAAAATTAAACATGATTTTTAATGAAATAGCACAGTTTCATCAGGTAGTTGTTTATTTCGCAACCTTCCTCTGCTGGCCCCATGTAGTCAACCCGGCAATTTCAATCAGCCACGGCATATTTTGGGACTACCCAGCCCACGCCATCCGCAACAGCAAGAAGGACGACCAGGAAGAATTCTTCCGCCGGCAGCTTTACGGCTTTACCGCCCCGGACGTTTGCGTTAGCGTGGACACCAACGTTCGCAAGGTGCTTGCCGCAATGGATCCGGGAAGCGAAAGCCGGGTGCATGTGATTTACAATTTTTGCGATACCGAGAAATTCAAACCCGCTCCCAAAACATGGGAAGGCATCAGGGTGCTTTACCCGCGCCGCCTGACCATGCTCCGGGGTTGCAACGAATTCATCAAGGCCAGCCGTGAGTTGCCGGACTATGAGTTTATTGCCGTGGGCCAGGCCGCCGACGAAGGAATGGAGAAACAGGTTGTTGCCTGGGGCGAGACTACACCTAACATCAGGTTTGTTTACAAGCCGATGGAGGGGATGGAGGAAGTTTACCAGCAGGCAGACATTTCCGTGGTGCCGACACGGGCCAGCGAAGGGTTGTCATTGTCTCTCCTGGAAAGTATGGCCTGCGGGTTGCCGGTGATAACTACACCTGTTGGTGGGTTGGGTGATGCCGTGATAGATGGCTTTAACGGCTTAATTTATGATCCGAACCACGAAAATTTAACGGATTACATTCGCTATTTAGCTGAAAACGAAGATTTGAGGCGCAAATTCGGTGAGAGGAACAGAGAGATTGCGGAGCAATGCTTTGATATAAAGCTTTGGCAAGAGAAGTGGAGGAACTTGATAAGGAGGTTTGTGTGATAGTGCGCACTCAAAGATCGTATTGGTTTGATAAACAATTTACTGATTTAATAAATAAATATAATCATATTAATTTGTTTAAAACTGAAAGGACAAAAAATATTGTGTTTCAAAGGCTCGGTATTAATCAAGACAGGCCATTTAAAATTAAAGAAATTGCAATTATTCATGGCGTTTCCTACGACAGAATAAGACAGATATATTTTAAGGCTTGGGTAGAAGTGCAAAGAAGAATAATGCAATATGAAGAACTGGACAAAAAAACTGGTTAAGGAGGTTTTCCTGATGGACATTCACGACTTATTCGACTATGACTATTTTGAGAACGGCATCCAGACCCGCAAGAGCAATTACCAGGATTACTCCTGGAACCGTCTGGGAACATACTTTGCGGCCACGGCAAAACATATCAGCGAAATATTCAAACCCAAGAAAACCCTTGACATTGGCACGGCGAAGGGTTTTTGGTTTACGCCCTTTATCAGCTTGGCGTTGACGCCTATGGTATAGACGTATCCAGATATGCCGTGGAAAACGCCAAGCCGGAAGTCAGGGACAGGGTAAAACTGGGCAAGGCGCAGGAGATAGACTACCCTGACAATTCTTTTGACCTTGTGACCGCTTTTGACGTGCTGGAACATATCAAGGAAGAGGAAGTCCCCCAAGTTTGCGCCGAACTGCTCAGGGTATCAAAGAAATGGGTTATTGTCCGGGTACCGACGAGGGAAGAACCTGGCGATCTGGATGCCTACCATGAGACGATAAGGCCGAAGGCATGGTGGGAAGAACAGTTTGCCGCTCAAGGCGGGAAGGTTGTTCCCTGCGATCCCTACGTCAACCGGGGCGTGTGGTGGTTTAATGTGCCTGAGTATTTGATTGTGGTGGAGAAACAGACAGAGAAGAGGGTTAAAAAGCCGGAAAAATCGACAAACAAAAAGACAAAGAAGGTGGTCTAATTGGCCTTCTGGAGTAAATGGTTCGTCCGCAACCGCGACGAACCGGCGGCAATCCCCACAGGGCGCGTAACCGAAGCAGGGATCGGCAAATACGGGATGCTGTCCCCGTACCGTTCCCGGACGACCGACATTCTTGAAACCCTGCGCCAATACACAGAGGAAGCAGAAGCGATAAACTTCCTCCGCAAAGTGACTCCGGACGTGTCAATGGCCGTGTGGAACTTTCTGCGGCTGTCCAACCAGGGCCATGAGATGCGTTTCTACGACCTGCGGGACAAGAACAGGAGACTTCCACGGGCAGAGGCCAGGTGGCGGGAATTTGCGGAACGGGTAGGACAGATAACCAACGCTGGCCTTGACGGGGTTATCGACCAGCTTCACGCCAGCGCCTTCTTGCGCGGCGCTATGGGCATAGAGGTTGAAGTAAACCCGGACAGGACGGACATAGTTGACATACACCCGGTTATTCCACAGACCATTCACTGGAAGTTGGAGGAACGGCAGGGGCGCAAGGTATGGATACCGTACCAGCAACAGGCCATGAAACAGGTGTCTTTGGAACCGGGCAAGGCGAATTTCTTCTGGGTGCCGACCGACCCGGACATTGACGACCCGCGGGGCACGTTGCTCTTAACGCCGGTGTTGCAGTCCATCGACTTCCAGATGCAGATACTGCAGGATTTGCAAGCCGTTTTACACCATCAGGGATGGCCGAGGAATGATATAAAAATCCTGCTTGAGCGGATTCTTCAGGCCATGCCCCCGGATGTTAAGGGAAGCGCCGTTAAACAGCGGGAATGGCTCAAAGAGCGGTGGGACGAGATTGTCAACACGTTCAAGAATTTGGAGCCGGACAGTGACTATATCCACTTCGACGACATTGAGATCAACATGAACCAGGGGGCCAATGCCGGGAGAAGCCTGGATGTGCGGGCGATAACTGAGTTGGTTGACGCTCAAAACATAAACGGTACGCATATGATGAGTGTTTTTCTGAACCGCAATACGGGAATCACGGAGACCCACGGAACCGTCCAGTTTCGCATCTTTGTATCGGGTATTGCCAGCATCCAGCGAGGCTCAAAGCGGCTGGTTGAAGAAGTGGCCCGTCTCTGGCTCCGGGTGCAGGGCATACAGGGTATTCCGAAGTTCGCCCACAACACCATTGATTGGCAGTCAGAAGAACAGCGGTGGACTGTAAGGCTTCTGGAGCAACAGTTCTACGCCATAGCGCAGTTGATTGGATGGATTACGGCGGACCAGGCGGCGCAGGAAGTTGTCGATGCTGAAAAAGCGGCTTCAGATACCCCCTCCGAGGTCATTCGGATCAGTTTGGGCATGGGAGGTGAGCGAATTGCAACCTCAGACAACGGCAAGGGTGGATTACGGCAGGAGAAAATTCTTCGATTGCTGGACAGAAAAACCGATACCGCTTAATCTGTATCAATGTCCGCGGTGCCTTTCAACCATGAAGCGGTTTACTGGCCAAAACGAAACACAGCACCAATGTAAATGCGGCTATGAGTACACTGAAAGGTGGTGATTAATTTGTCCGAAGAAATTTTAACCCGGCAATTCGGAGTACCCACTCCGTCCCAGCTTGAAAAAATAAACGCCCTGGCGAAAAGACCTCTCTCCAAAGAAGAGGTTTTTGTTTTTTCGAGCAAGATGATTGGCGACGCCATGATCTACCATCCGTGGCCCGTCACCCTGCACAAGTCCCTTCTGGAGGTATTCAAGCAGGACGCCCTGACCGGCGTTGCCTTTATGCTTGACCACTCCTGGGCAGGCTTCTTCGCCCGGCCGAAGCCGGCTTATCCCTATGGCCGCACATTCGACGCCAGGCTTCGCAAGGGCGACATGGAGGGCGAGAACTGGGCGCTGTACGGGGATGTTTACCTTGTCCGGGGCAAGGAAAAAGATGGCGTTTCAACGGACGCCATTATTGCCGACATCGAGGACGGAACGCTGTTTGACGTTTCCATTGGCTTCGGCAATAGCCTGGACGAGTGCTCCATTTGCGGCAACAACATCTGGGACGGCAGTAAATGTGAACACTGGCCGGGCAAGGAGTATGACGGCCAATTGTGCTATATCATAGCCAAGCCGCCAGGGTATCTCATGGAGCTGTCAGGGGTATTTGACGGGGCCTACCCTTCGGCAGAGATACTTTCGGCGACAGGCGGCTTGAGTGATAGCAGTGGTGATATGCAACTAATCCCGTCATTCACCAAGTTTGACGGGCCTGTGGCGCAGACGTGCCGGGTGTATTCTGCTGCAAAGGGCAGGTTGCTGACCTTCGCTAAACATGCCCAGGTGGAGAAAAAGTTGTTTGCTGGTGGGTTTGTTTCAGGTAGCGGTTTGGCTGTTTTTGATAACAGTCATATTATTTCATCTGAAATTGCTTCTCCTAAAATTGACTCATGTAATGTGCATGAAAAAATTTCAAAACAACCAAAAGGCGGTGATTTTAAAGTGGACAAAAAACACTCAGTTATGATTGGCGATGCAGATGCTACTAGGTTCATTTCAAAGATAAGCAGCAATGATGCCGGAACGGTCATTACCCTTGACACTTCGGTCTTGACCGAGTTTCACGAAGAAACATTGAGTGAGCTACCTGCTGTCAAGGAAATGGTCGAAAAGGCACAGAAGGAAGCACTGGGCAAGGCAAAGGCGTTTGTAACCCAGGAGCAGGCTACCGAAGTCCTGGGCAAGGAGTACGATGCCGAAACCATCCTGAAATTCGCCAAGGAAGGCATCCAGTACCGCGAAGAACTTATTCAGGACGCCATTGAGTGGGGCATCCGGGCGCAGGGGAACGACTTCCCGGCAGATGCCTGGCGGCAACTCCTGAGCGAATCCGGGCGCACCATCGAGGCGATCAAGGACTTCCGGGAGCAGTTCAGGAAACAGGCTGAGGCGTCAATTCCGGCCGGCCGGGCGAGCGCTCCTTCCACAAAAGAAAAACTGGAGAAAAAGGCGATTCCGGATGAGGCGTACATGGTGCGGTAAAACGAAACAGAGACCGATTGCTAATCCGTCTCCGTTCCCCATGCCATGCCATGCCCCGCCGAGCCGAGCCGCGCCTTGCCAAGCCGCGCCTAGTATTATCTAAATGATACAATAAAAAGAATGTCTGGGCAAGGCAGGTTCAGATAACAACTTAATACTTTCCCGCTGGCTTATTGAACTGACCGGCGGGATTTTTTATTCCTCAAAAATCAAAGGAGAGTGATCTAAATGCGTGGTGGACTTGACTGGGAAGGCATTGATGCCGTGTACGCCACCTTCCAGGCTGACGGCAGCGTTAGCTCCGTGGCCCTGGCGAGCGGCGTGGCGGCAGTAGAGGGTAAGGCGGTAACTATCACCGGGAACGGCGTTGTCGGTTTTGGTACTGCCGGTAAGCCTGTCCTGGGGCGCATCGACAAATACGAGGATGACGGCTACATGACCGTCCAGACCGGCGGGTATACCGAAATGCCCGGCGTTTCCGGTTCCCTGCCCAATGCCGGGGACTTCCTGGTTGTCGATGGCAATGGCGCCGTGAAGGCTTCTGCCGGCGCCGTAGGTCCGGCCAGGGCTATCAGCGTGGGAAGCGCAGCGACCGGCCCTGTCATGGTGCTGATCGGCTAAGTGATTAACAAAGGAAAAAGGAGAGTGATCATTATGCCCCCCATCAAACTCAACCGCGATATGTACCTTGCAGCCGCTGCCGAGCGGCTTACTTTTTCGCAGTACCTGGAGAAGCTTGACCCGACTCCCGAAGGAGAAAAACTGGATGCCTTCGAGCGGCAACTGAAGGAGCAGGGCATCATCACCAAGTCCCTGTACGAAAAAGGCATCTACGCCAATCATGTTGAGGCTTTTTACCGTACCAGTGAAAGTCAGGTCCTGTTTCCAGAATACATCGCCCGGCAGGTGCGCGAGGCTATCATGCAGGATACCGTATTGCCTTATCTCATCGGGCAGAACACCATCATCACTGGCGATTCTTACCGGACCTTCTACGTCGAAGACCAGCCGGAGGCGCAGCGCAAAAAGCGTGTGACCGAAGCTTCCGAACTGCCCAGGGCCAAAATCGTGGGCAAAGAGCAGACCGTCAAGATTTACAAATTTGGCCGGGCCATCGAGGCTTCCTACGAAGTTATCCGCCGGATGCAGATCGATATGCTGGCCCTGCATGTACGCCGGATAGCTATCCAGGCCGCAAAGGACAAGGTGGAGGAAGTTATTTCCGTCATTAAGAACGGCGACGGCAATAACAATGCTGCCCTGGTACTGGCGCTGACCTCTTTAGATTCCAGCGCAACGGCAGGCACTCTTACCGCGAAGGGCTTTTTAGCCTTCTTGATGGAGTTTGAGCCGTTCCCGTGCAATACACTGATTGCGGCCAAGGATGCGTTCCTGCAAATCGTGCTGACCAACATCCCGAACCTGAACACTGCCGACCTGCTCCGCCTGCTGGCCCAGGGCGCTTCTACCGGTATTTCCCTGAACGCCCCGCAGTTGCCGAGCGGCCAATTCCGGCTGTTCTGGAACAGCACCGTTGACAGCCTGAGGGTGCACGGCATCAACAACCAGTACGCCATTGAGCAGGTGACTGAGGCGGGATCAGATATTCAGGAAAGCGATCGTTTCATAACGAGACAGACTCAAGTATTGACTATTTCCGAAAACAGTGGTTATAGCAAAATCTTTAATGAGGCAACCAAAACACTTAACATTAACGCCTAACAAATATAAGGCGTTAATTCGCCTTATATTTGTTTAACAAATCTTCGATAGCTTCATCAAGTAGTCTTGATATTGGGATTCTGGTAGTCCTGTGTAGCTCTTTTAATTTTTCGTTTAGCTTCTTGTCTATTGTGCTTGAAATTTGCACCCTGTTTTTCAATCCATCAACAGCCATCTTAATCACCTCCGAGATAATTATAAACCTTCAAGTAATTAAATACAACTACTTGAAATTACATGAAGGTTATGGTAATATATTCTTGGAGGTTGATTATATGGATCTCAAAAGATGTTCAAAATGTGGCACTTATTTTCTGCGGTCAACTGACTATTTTGTTAGAGATAAGAAAAGGAAAGATGGATTGAAGCCTAGTTGCAAGCAATGTGACAGAAAATATTATCTGTCTCATAAAGAAGTAATATGTGCAAGAGCAAAAGAACACAGAGAAAACAATAAGGAAAAAATTGCACAATATTTTAAGGATTATTATCTTAAAAACAAACAATCACTCGCTGATTACAAAAAAGAATACGCAAAGAAAAATTCTGATAAGCTAAGAGAATATCGTGAAGCAAATAGAGAAAAGCGTATCCAACAAAAACGCGAATGGGACAAAAGAAACGAAGAGTGGCGTAAAGAATACACTATGATGTATAAAGAAAAATGCAAAGATGAAATACTTAAAAGACGCATTGCAAGACGCGAAGAGTTAAGGCAAAAAAGCAGGGAGTTTAGAGAAAAATTTCCTGAAAAAAGGCGAGAATCTGTTAGAAAATATTACGAGACTCACCGAGACGAAATTTCCATCCGCAAACATAAAAGGATAGCAAGAGAAAGAAGCCTTCCAAGAAACTTTTCAAAAGCCGATTGGGAAGAATGTCTTGACTTTTTCGATTACAAAGATGCTTACACAGGACTACCAATGAAGCGCCCAACCCAAGACCATATTATTCCTGTGAGTAAAGGCGGTGGTTATGTTAAATCAAATATAGTTCCATGTGATTACCACATAAATGCTAGTAAGCAAAACCAGGATATGGAGGAATGGTATATAAAGCAACCATTCTTTAGCGAAGAGAGACTTATGAAGATTTACGAGTGGATGAATAAGGGTGTGAGTGAAAAATGGCTAACCTCATTTTGACTGCCACTGGTTGGGAGTCCAGAGTGAGAAACAGGCTGGGCGCGGATGACGCATATTTGACCAATGCCGACATTGCCCAGCCTGACATTATCACCGTGGCCGAAGCCAACATCATCGAGCAGGTGCCGGATTACGCAACTTTGGTCGATGATCCAACCGGTTCACCTCCAACTTTCAAGCGGACGTGGCTGGAGGCGGCCACCGTCTGCGAGTGCGCCGTCCTACTGTGCCCATCGATGGCCGCGAGGTTGCCGGCTACTGAACAAGGCCCGCATTTTACCCGTGAAGTGACCGTAGATTGGGACAAGAAGCGGCAGGAGCTTGAAGCCGAACGGGACGGCTACATAGGTAAAATCGTTGGCCTTGTGGCTGTCCCGCATTTCGGCATTTCGCAGTAGGTGGTGTTGCCTGTGTCTTATGCCGCAAAATACCTCCAAGCCCACGGCCAATCATGCACCATACTGCGGACACCTGCCGTCCAGTCCTACGTTTCACTGAAAAGAGCAAGCAGGGGCGCGACCAGCCCGGGAACGCGAGAAGCCTATTGGGAGGGGTTAATGCTTGCCGCATCAAACCTTGTCAGCGGAGAAGTGTTCCAGATCGGGAGCGACAAATACCTTACCCTGTCCGCCGGAACAGACCCGGCAACGGGCGAGCTGTCTGTTCTTGCTGCCAAGACGAACGCCACCTTGACGCATAAGCGGTACACTGAAACCGTTGACGAGTTCGGCAACATCACCCAGGCCTGGCCAACGCTTAACGCTGACGTGCCGGCCTTCGGGCAGATTGTCACCGCCGCATTGAAACAGGTTGACCCGGGCTTGCTGGACAGTGCCCGCTATGTATTCCAGGTGGCCAAAAATCCGGGTGTCCAGCCAATGGACCGGATGGTTTATAACGGGGCGAATTATCAGGTGGAGTCAGTGGACGATGTTGCACTGGCCGGGGTGGTCCGGTTGCAGCTGGGGGTCGATACGAGGCCATGAGCGTAAAATTCGACTTCGATGCCTGTATCACGGCCCTGCAACAGCATTTACTCCTGACCCTCAAATTGATGCAAAAGGAATACCTTGCCGAGGCCAGGAGCCACATGCGGACCAGGGAGGGGGCTGAATCCCTCCATGAGGGTGACATTGAGATGCTGGCCGGCTGGATTGCAACAACCATCATCGGCGGGGCCTGGGCGGCCATGGACGAATTCGGCACCGGCTCCCTGATGGACAGAGACAATCCCGCCCTGAATGCTTACCAGCAAAGTGAGTTGTGGAACCCGTACCGGGGCAAGCATGGGCCGGATGACACGGCCATCCGCAGCAGGCAGGCCGGGCCATATACAAACATTTTCGGAGAACAGGCGATTTCCCGCGCCCCTGTTCCTGGATTCAACCTTGAGCGGTTGGGCGGGAAGTATGCTCCGCAGCCTCCAAGTCATGCCATGCGGACGGCGGCGCGGTGGATGATGGCGGGCAGGGCGGAGGACAT